TTCGTCAGGATAGCAGATAGAGTCATCGGATAAGTTGGTCATGATCATTCGACCGGCAAAGGCGCTTGTGAACGAGATAGTGTTGGTATCATACCAGGACATCAATGTACCCTTGCTGTGAGCAGCAAAGTACGTTGTGTCTGGGCCGAACCATCCACTAGCTGGGAACACATAAGCGTTGCTCCAGAAGACGAATGCTGACGATGTAGCTGGTGTTACCGAACTCAGGGCAGATGAGGTTGGAACAGTGAGTTCGACCTCATAGTCCACCCACATCTCTACCGCATTGGTGTTGGAACCTCCATAGGTTACAGTGACTAGACGACCAAGGTCGTACAAAGACTGTGTCTGGAGGGTACCTCCACCAGAGTTGGAAGAGACGAAGTAGGACTTGTTCCGACTGAGAATGTCCGTGGGCGTTGAGTACGTACACTCGTCCCAGACTGCTGACGATGAGAATCCCTCTGTTGCCGAAGCTTGTTGCTTGGTGGTGGGGATTGCGTCAGTTGGGTCTGGGTCGACATACATACCAATGCGCCCAGGAGTCTGTGTACCAACTTCAGGGCAAGTACGGAAACGTAGCTTGCGGAAGTAGTACTTCTCATAGGACTGCGCGATTCCCGAGAGCCACGGGAACATGGATGAGTTGGCAGGATTCACATTTTGAGCAGACGCTGCAAATGTGTTGGACATCGTCACGTCCGAAAGCATTTCAGAATGGTGGATCACGATTCCATTCTTGATGCCGACTTGCTTTGGTACACCTTGCTTGTAGCGTCGAGTAGACGCAGCGGGTACGGTCACTAAGCGGGGTCGGTTTGAGTTTGGAATCGGCCCATTGGGCTGGTGCTTTGGACGACCAAAGATAGACTGGTAGGTCTTTCGGGCCGTGCGGGCAATAACTGCCATAGCCGGATCGGCGGCAGTTTGTCGGTGTGGCTTACGTGGGGTCATGTTGATTGTTGTTTGTGTTCTAGTATGGCATGCCTACGAACAGTAGGGACTGTACATTACATAACACTTTCGCTTGACCGTGCAGTCTCTCGGCATTTGGTTTAGCACGGAACTATTAAGGACTGGAAGTCCACCGTTTTGGTCAACTACGTATGTAACGCCATGGGTTTATAGCCCCCCGGCTTAGCTCATATTGTACACATGGAGTACCCTGCCGTCCGGCAAGGTCACTGTATCGATAACCTCTCGCGGGCCGCGATTGGTGTAATGATACTCCATGTTGTACATATCCAGGTCAAACTGGATTTGGGCGTCCATTGGAAGGCACTTTGGTGCTTTTAATGGAACATGACGCTGAGGGCGTCGTGACACGAAGGACTCTGAGTATGCACTATACTCGGTGGACTCGTCACCGACCCCTGGGATCAAACGGCTGCAACTGATGTTCTTAAACATGGTCACAGCCATTGCCGGGATCTGAGCCACTTCGCGGCCGCTTTTCCGCAGATGGGTGTAAATATCCATCTCGGGCAATCGCTCGATAGGTTCCGTATTGTCCCACGGATTAATTTCCAGGACAATTGGCTCTTCGCGTTGAGCTGAACGGAATGGCCTACTGCTCTCCCAGAGCCTCGACTCAAAACGTCTTGAGGCAGCGATAGACCTGTCGAGATCGGTAATCCGATACTTCCAGTAAACTGTTTTTGCCGGTTCAATGGCAAAACCATGCTCAGTCTTCCTCACCCTTGGTGGGTGCGTCTGAACATGTGGGGGAACAAGCCCCATACCTCCGAGTGATCGGGGTACAAACAGATTTCTGGTGTGGAACGACCTCTTGGGTTTTTTCGCGTCTACTTGTGTATACAACCAACTCGGGACGATGGTGTCCATGTCAGTTGAAGGAACAAGTAGATCTCTGGGTGCTTTATCGGCAGGTGTAAAGTTCAAGAGAACCTGACACTCAGCGGCTATTTCTTTCTTGTTAAGGGAAAGGAACAGCTTAAGGGCATCATGTTTCATTGAATCCGGAGACCCGTCGATTATCCACGGAATGTTTAGCACAAAACCACCATCTAGGTCAGAATGGTGGTTAGATGCCGTACGCAGAGCAAGCTCCACCTGTTTCACGGTACCATTTCGAGAACATGTACCACTCTCTAGCATCGATGAGAGAGTACGGATTCTGTTCTCTGATTCTTGGACCTTACGTTGACCAAACATAAGTCCGAGATTGAGGAAGGGTATGACAAAGGGCGTTGTGCCCGCCTTCTTCAGGTCAAAGTGAACACAGGTTGAGTTTACATTAGCATACTCATCGTGGACGTAGGCTTTACCTATGGACATCTCAAGTCCACAGGCCCCGCCAACCTCGATATGGCTGTCCCACAGCTCTTCGGGGGCAGCATATACCATATCGTCGCCGTTGACTAGAACTGCGCGCAGTCTCTCACCGTACGTGAGACCACGCTGGCGATGCAGTTCATCGGTGACATCAAGGTAAATACCGAGATTGGCCAAGCAAAGAATCGGGAAAGACAGAATGCTCCCCATAAGTTGCCCAGAGGCTTGGACGCCTCCGAGCCACTCATTTGTTCGAGTATCCTCTGGATCTTCCAGGTTTGCCGGGTACCACAGTTGGTGGGGACCCAGGACCTGAAGACAAAGTTTCCTCTGGTTATCAGTCAACCGACTTGTGACCACATCGAGAATCTTACTGGAGTACTTCCAGCTGAGATTGTCT